CATCACGTTTGAAAACCCGGCGGCGCTTCCAGTCCTATTCTCGGCCACGTTGGCGAATGGGCCAAATGTCCCATCGAATGTTACAGCTCTTGTTCAACAAGCAATCGTCGGTGTATTTGCTGGGATTGGCGGAACGCGCCCAACCATCGGTTCGACGATTTATGCATCTGATTTCATGCCTGCCGTCATGGCACTAGGTTCCTGGGTAAAAATTGTCTCTCTTTCTATTGATTCTCCGAACACTCCAGATGCGCAAGTTACAGGCTCGATAGGTGGGACCACTTTCAATGTTTCGTCTACAATTTCCGGAGCGTTGGCAGTCGGGCAATTATTGACTGGTACAGTCGGGAATTTGGCGCCGGGAACGATCATTACAGGAATTGGATCATACAGTGGAAGCAGTGGAACGGTTTTCATAAGCCCAAGTCAAACGGTAGGGTTGGAAACAATATCTGCAACAGTTCCGGATGGTAACTCTGTCGTCGTTCAAATCAATCAAACGCCTACTATAAACGCGGCTGATATCTTGGTGGCTTTGGTGTAATTCATGTCAGGTCCATCCATCCCGCGCCCTACGCCGAATCCGATTGGCAAGTTTAAGATAGGAATATCGCCGATCGGCACCATTCCGCCGTTCGACTTCTGGTCGACGGTCATGTCCGAGTATGCAAATTCACCGAGAATCACGTCGATCATTCAAAATTTATTCGAGTCTGTAGACATGACTAAGGATTTCGAGGGCTTTTACGACTATGTATTCAATTTGGCGACGGCGCAAGGATTCGGATTGGATATTTGGGGCAGGATTTTAGGTGTGTCTCGAATCCTGAATGTCGGCACTGGCGGACCGTATATTGGTTGGGCGCAGGCATTGCCGGGTTCGGAGCCATGGGGGCAGGGCATCTGGTTTTCCGCGGGTTCCGGATTGACATCCAACTATATTTTGTCTGATTCTGCATACCGTATTCTGTTGTTTGCAAAGGCGGCTGCGAACATCAGCAGCGCGTCGTTGAAGTCCATCAATCGGATCTTGTTGTCGTTGTTCCCCGGACGCGGCAATTGTTACTGCACGGACGGCTTGGATCAAACCATGACTTACACTTTTACATTTCCTCTTTCTCCTGTCGAATTGTCCATTGTCGGACAATCAGGCGCATTGCCGAAGCCGGCCGGTGTGGCTGTATCGGTCATAGCGCCATAATGGAGTAATGCAATGCTCGCAGTCAATATTCCATATAAGTTTACATTGCGTTGGGCGCAGAACGCAGGAGGCGCCTTTATCCAAAATCCGATTCCTAATACGACGGCAACACCTGGACGTGCTTCGTTTGATCAGGGCTACCCAACAACTACATTCACACCGATTTCGGCGGGCGGTGTTCCTCCGGATGGATCAGACGAGAACGGTATATTCTATGCACTGTCTGCGTGGTCGCAATGGCAGCAAGCCGGTGGGCAAGTGCCGTGGGATTCGTCATTCGCATCAGGTATTTCTGGATATCCATTAGGCGCCATTGTTGCATCGGCAAGTATCAATGGTCAGTTTTGGTTGAATGGAACGGATGGAAACACCACTAATCCGGATGCAGGCGGGGCCGGCTGGACTGCATTTCAAGTTGGCGTGTTTCCTGCAACTGGCGTGCAATTGCAGTATAGTTCATCTACACAGTTGCTGCTTGCACCGAAACAAGGCGGGTTTCTTTGGATCAATGGTTATAACTATGCCGTCCCTACAAATATTACGTTGATCAATACAGGCCTATCTGCATCAACTCTATACTACATTTACGCATTCATTTCTGGCGGCGTGATGACTTTGGAAGCTTCGGCCACTGGATATGCGGTCAATGCAAACGGCATTCCGCAAAAGGCAGGCAACGCTACTCGTACATTA